GCCGCCGCCTCGATGGCGCGCAGCCGGTCCAGTTCTGCGAGCCTCCGCTCCAGTTCGCTGCGGATCGCCTCGTGACGACGACCTGCGTCTCGAAAGACGATCAGGTACTCGTCCAGCAAATGGAAGTCGGACATGGTGCTCGGGTCAGGCCTTGCCATTGTCGCCCTCCATCGCCGCGAGCGCGGACGTAAACTGGTCCCAATCCGAGACTTTTTGCGACCACGTTACGTTGTTGGATGCGGCCTCGTGATACTGCCTCGCCGCCTCCTCGATGGCGCGAAGGCGTCGAACTTCAGATCGTAGCATACTTAATTCCTTAGCCATATTCGATACTGTATAGCTGTCAATTGAAGAAAGCTCTGATAGAATCTCTTCACTTATAGGGATGAAAACGTCAGGATCGTCCATATTTTCTTCAGGAGTCATCATCATTATCCTCGGACGAACCCTGGGACTGACAGAATCTGCCCTGTCTGGCTACGGATGCAGAAAGGATGGCCCGTAGCGGGGGCTACAAGATCTTCACGGCCCTTACACGCCGCCAGCACCATTGCGCTGACGATGTACAAGATACCTTCAGATGGTTGGGGGAGGTCCATCACTTGACCATACTCTGTGCGGCAGATTCCGTCCCCATCAAATGGGCCATGAACTACCGACACACGGGCTACATTCCCGCACTTAGGGAATACTTTCCCACTATTCAAGATGATATCGTGGGGCGTTAAGTTGACGAATTTTTTCTCAGGAGTCATTATCATTATCTCCATCTTTGTCTAAGATATAAAAATCAGCAGCGTTAAACTTTGGTTTCTTATTCTTTGCAGTCGCAGACTCAAGCTCTCTAATCTCTTCGATTAAAGCATCATAATCTTCCTGCATAGCTCTAATTTTAGAGATTAGATAAGTAAACCCTTCTCTATTGATTGGGATTAAATCCGACCCGTCGTAAATGTAGTCACTAGCAGAAGTTTGAAACATCATCGGTAATCACTCATTTCCTTTCTTATCTGCTGATACTTCTCAAGTGTTTCCCTGTGATTCGTATCCAGCTTACTATTAAGCTCTTCCAATCTGCCGACAAGATCTTCGTACCTTCCGTAAATCACTACATCGTAAATTATGAACACTACGATAAAAATGAACATGCTAATCATGGTAATCACAAGTAGACAACTCCAATTCCTTTATTTCTAGTTAAATTTACAGAGAGAGCTTTCTCTTGTTGTGGCCTCCGAGGGTCTATATCGTTAATTAAAATTCGTACTCCACAACCGCAATCCATAATTAACTTATCGTAGAAAACTTGGTTATCTTTGAAGAGCTTCTCTAAATTTTCGCGCTGTGTCTCAGGGCGTCCGGTCGTGAGGATGATTTTAGCTCCCTTCACATGCCATTCAAGAAGTTTCTCTCTAGTTCCTGGCAAAAATTTTGGAGCAGTCATCCCCATAAAGAAATTTTCAGTCTGCTCAAGAATACAGCCGTCAATATCACAAAAATAAGTATTAGGGATCATAGTTTAATGTTGCTATAATAGATACAGTAGGAGGATAATTCTATGTTACTAAAGTTAAGAGGCGGTCTGAGGAGAGTTACGCATTGTTCCAGCGGTTGCTGTATTAAGCACCTTCCATTCGTGAGCGGAATAGAAGGTGCGTAATAAATGCTGATGCAGCCCCCAAAAAGCCGTCATAAATTAGTGTGACGGCTTTGCTCATTAAAGTAAATGATTCTGGTGAGTAAGCCCTAATTAAGCCACAAGGGCTAGTAATAAAAGTAGAAAAAATGATGCCTAACCAAAACCCTAGGCAAAGAGTGCAGCTAGTTAGCTTCGCTAGGAACTTAAAGATAGAACTAGTTCTGAGTACAGCAGAAATTAACTTATCATTCTCATCTAAGTAATAGTTGCTGTAAGAAAGGAAGTAGCGCAAAGGCTGAAATAGCTTTGAGTGAGCAATACCTACAGCACCCCCGTAGCAGCTTAAGATAAACACAATAAGTAGGAATAGTTCTGTCATTTTAGCACTTTACTGGTAATCTAAACATTTTAATGAATGCTCTACGGTTAATTTCCCACGACTCTCGGGTATGCCCATCTGAGTTGTGTAAAATTAGTACTGGGACTGTCTTGTTGAAGAAGCCCATCTCGTAAGCCTTGAGGGTGTAGTATAGATCGTAGAAATCCCAATTTTGCGAAAATTCTTTTGGTTTTTTTAGTCCGATCAGGTCTAATGTCTTTTTCTTAGCTGCAATAAATAAACCATCTAATACTACTACATTCCTACATGGACCAAAGTAATTAGGGGTCATGGTTTTTAGATCATTACCTTGAAACACAAAACCACTATGAAGTCCTGCTTGACGGTACTTCATCTCCCACCAGACAGCATTATTGTCTAAATATGTAGTTCCTGCTGGACCGACAAACCCTACATCCTTCTGGGAGAGAGCTTCTTCAAGAGTATGTTTAAAGTCATCTCTATCGGATAAGACTTCAATATCGTCGTGACACAAGATAATTATGTCTTCTGGATTTGCGTTTAAAGCCTTAATTCCTTCTTCATACCCTTCAAAGATAGAGTTAGCATCATAGGAAATATGAACTATAATTCCTGCCTTTCGATAATAATTTAATAGCTTATTTAAGCTTTTACTTACTTTATCTTTACGACTACATATTACTGAGTGTATCATAATTTAAAGAGATGATAGATGGACATAAATAAAATTAAGCAAGAATTTGATAAATGTAGAAAAGATCCGGTATACTTTATCTGTAATTACATAAAAGTTGTACATCCGATCTTTGGACTCGTTAAATTTGATCTTTATCCATTCCAGAAAAAACTAATAAATGAGTTTAAATCTAACAGGTTTAACATTCTTCGTAAATTTAGACAAGCAGGCTGTACTACTCTTGTTGCTGCTTTTTCTTTGTGGAAGTGCATGTTTACTGAGCACTACAAAGTTGTAATTCTGTCCAAGGATGACGATGCTTCCATGGAAGTTCTCTCCAGAATGAAAACTGCTTACGATGAGCTTCCTGAATGGCTGAAGCCAAAAGTAATTAAAGATTCGGCACATGCATTAAGATTTGTAAATGGATCTGAAATTAAATCTAAATCTTCCTCTAAGCAATCTGGGCGTTCTGCTGCTGCTTCATTGTTAATTCTTGACGAAGCTGCGTTTATTGAAAACATTGATACTATTTGGGCTGCTGCATTCCCTGTTATCTCCACAGGTGGTTCGGTAATTGCTTTATCCACAGTGAACGGTGTAGGTAATTGGTTCCACCGTCAATACACGGGGGCTAGAAGAGGCGAGAATTCTTTTCATGCTATTGATATTAATTGGAAAGACCACCCTCAGTATTTCAGGCATCCCGGTTATGAAAAAATGTATGAACGCTTGATGCAGCAAGACCCCCCAGTCAACATTGACGAGTGGGAACGTAAGACTAGAGGATCGGTTACCCACAAAGAATGGTTACAGGAATATGAAGCAGAGTTCTTAGGTACTGGCGATACTTTCGTAGACGGTGAAATTCTAAAGCAATTAAAAGAGCAGATAAACGATAATTACACCACTAGGTATAACAATAGATTTAGAATTTGGCATCACCCAAACCCTAATCACGATTACATTATTGGAGTTGACACCTCTATTGGTAGGGGTCTTGATGCCTCCGTGGCACAAGTAATTGATATTTATACTGGAGAGCAAGTAGCTGAATTCAGGTCAGTTAATACCCCTATCAATGAGTTTGCTACGATGGTAGTTCAGATTGCTCGGGAGTATAACACAGCTTATATCGTTCCAGAGCGTAACATGATTGGTCACAATTTAATCTATCAGATAAAAGATGTAGAGCAGTACGAAAACCTATTTTTAGATGAAAAACATGAGGCTGGGGTACAAATATCAGAGGCAAATCGTAGGCAAATGTTAGTTCAGATGGATGAGGCAATAAGATTAAATAAAATTAAACTAAACTCTGACCGTACAGTAGATGAGCTTTTAACCTTTATTATTGACGAAGTTGGTAGGTACAAAGCCGACGTTAACTGCCACGATGATTTAATTATGGGTCTAGCCTTGGCTGTTCATGGATTTAATGAATTAAGAGTTAATACCCCCATGCTCCAACATCGACCAAATGATGGAGATAAGTTTAATGTGCCAATTACCCAGTCTAAATACTATATTAGAACTCCCGGTGGTTTAATTCACGAAGAAGATCTTAAATGGCTACTAAGTTAAACGAAAATTACACACAATTTGCTCCTAGCAGAGGCAGCATTTCAAGCTGGTTTGGCTCTTGGTATTACCCTATCGGTCGTACCGGCAAGTTCTTTGCTAAATTCTTATCTGGTAGATCAGAGCCTAATTTAAATCAAAATGGAACGACTCCTTTAGAAATTATACCCCCACAACCTCACCCGCTGGAAGGTGATACGCTGCTTAGAAAAACTCCTGCGAGCACCATGGCTCCTGGGAAGACTACTCAATTAATTCCAATAAACGAAGAAGAACTTGAGCGCAAACGCAGATACCAAGAATTTGAGGATATGGATGACTATCCAGAGGTGGCTGCCGCTTTTGATATTTACGCAGACGATTCAACTCAATTAAATTTAGACGGGAGCCGGTGGGAAGTAGACACTGATGACCAACTCGTTAAAGATGAGGCTGAAACATTTTTTACAGATATTTCTCTTGAGAATTTACTGTGGGATGTTGTTCGCAATACCGTGAAGTATGGAGATTGCTTCGTTGAACTTGTCGTAGATATTGATAACATTCGCCGTGGTATTCAAAAGATTAAAATTCTAGATCCAAACTACATTTACAGAATTGAAAACAATTACGGTATATTAACTGATTTTTTACAAGAAATACCGCTTCAAACTGACAACACTATATTTGGTAAAGTAGGAACTACGACTGCACAACGTGTAGTTATACCTCTCGATAAGAATCAGATTGTACACTTCCGAATGTTTACGTCTGACCCAACTTACTATCCTTACGGTAAATCAATTGCTGCGGCTGCTAGAAGCGTCTACAAGTCATTGAAAATGATGGAAGACGCCATGTTAATCTATAGGTTAACTCGCGCACCAGAAAGAAGAATTTTCTATATTGATACTGGAAATTTACCTTCATCTAAAGCAGAGCATTATCTTGAGATGCAAAAAAGCAAATTCAAGAAGGAAAAATACTTTAATCGTCAAACAGGTGAGATTGATGCGAGATTCAATCCAATGGCACAGGATGAAGACTTTTTCGTATCAGTAAACGGAAAAGGATCAGGCACTAAGATTGATACACTAAAAGGAGCGGAAAATCTTGGTGAAGTAGATGACGTTAAGTACTTTAGAGATAAGCTTTTAGCGACTCTAAAGATTCCGAAAGATTACATCGTAGAGAAAGACCAATCTCCAGAACGCAAAGCTAATCTTAGTCAACTCGATGTTAAGTTTGCAAGAGTAATCCTAAGAGTACAGCAATGCATTCAAATTGGCCTAGAAGCAATGCTTAAGCGACATTTGCTAGTTAAGGGATTTCCACCTTTAACTGTATCTAAACTTAAGATTAAACTTCCTGAGCCATCCGATATGTCGGCTAAGAGACAGCTAGACATTGATGAGCAAAAAGCCAGACTTGTTCAAGCGGTAAAAGGTTTAAACATATTCCCGATGGAATACATTTACAAGACTTATTATCAAATGAATGATGAGGAAATAGATGAAATCAAAAAGAAATTGGAAGAACAGTCTCAAGATCCAATCATGGGAGCGATTGCTGCTGGGATGCCTCCCGGAATGGCAATGGGTGGTGCTCCTGGCATGGGTGGTATGGCTCCCCCTGGTGCTCCCCCTGGCGGCGGTATGGCAGGTCCTGGCCCAGGTGAAGCAGGCGGCCAAGAGCCTGCTGAGAACGCTCCTCCCACGCAAATGGAGCAATTGGATTTCCTAGAGTTAAGTAAATTAATGATAAATGAGGGTTTAAGCGAAGAGGCAATTAAAATTGTTAAAGATTTAGCCTTGGAAAGAGAATTAATTAAAAACTAAGTAATAAAAATCCCCTAGATACTTTTGATAAAAGGTTTATATGCTAACTAACTTATTTGAGTCCCGTAACAAAACATTTCTTAACCTAGTGAAGCTAGGTGATTTCCTTGGGCGTTCTTTGAGAGAGAACGTAGAGCTTTTTAATGTAGAAGATAGTCTTGCCACCTACCTAACTGAAAGCGGAGCAGTTATCCAGGGTAACTTCGATTCAAAGGCATTAAAATTAACCGACGTACAAGTTCGGGATGCTAGCATCTTTGAAGATAAAGAGATTTACTCTAAGTTAGTTGACAATAAAGTTAATAACTTCCTTGCGGATATTATTAGCAATGACTTGGATACTGTCAATGAGAGTTTTGATTCTATTCTAAATCTATGGGAATCAAGACTTAAGTTTGACCACACTAAGTCTCGGCTAGCCTCAAAGGTTGAGAGATTTGATGAGACTGCTCAAATAGTTTCAACGGAGGAGTTTAGCCGAGTTGTCGAGATAAAGGATGACTTAGTGGCTATGCTTAAGGAGTCACAGAATTTCATCAATATACCAGAGATTCGCAACACTATTAAACTCTCTTCGGTAATTTCAAAGTCATTTAATCTTCCAAAGTTAACGTATGAGAAGCTAGCGGAAGATAAAGTTTATCAGATTCCTAGCACAATAAACCATACCCTATACGATCATCTTTGCAAGCACGAACTTATTACTAAAGAATTAGCTGAGGCTAAGACAAAGTTTGAGACTGTATGGGTAACTAACGAAAAGGTACAAAAGCTGCCAACTAGCATTTATGAATCAGATAATAAAATTGCGGCTCTTGTAGCTGAAATCATAGTAGACGTTCCATACTTTGCCATGGCTACGAAGAAGCAGATCTCTTCGCTGGTAGAGAACAACTTAGATCTACTAGTTGATACTAAGGCTGTCCCAGAGAAGGATATAAAGAGCTTTGTATCAAAAATTTACGAATTCAAGAAGCCAGTAAAAGATTACGTTGTTAATCTTCTGAATGAGAAGTATGGCGTTAATGTACAAACGCTAACTGACGTTCCAACATTCGATTCATTAGTAAAGACTCATGTCGTTATTTTTGAATCCCTGGCAAGACTATCTCCAAAGAGTTCTGTAATGAAGAAAGTTCTCGGAGATTTTGCTGACACACTAAAGATTAAGAACGGTATAGAAGCCATTGACGTTTCAGATTTCCTAGAAAGCGTATTTGATGAGTGTGAGTATAATTCTATTCTAAATGAAACGTCTCTAATGAATTATCTGAACTTTGAAAAAGTTGCTGATGATCTCGGCAAGATTGGGCAAGTTCTAAAGATGATTCAATCTGGTATGGGTGGAGGTGCAGCGGGCGGGTTAGCTGCTGCTCTAGGCGGAGGCCAAGGTGCTCAGGGTGCTGCGGCCCCTGCTGCTAATGCCATGGCATCTCAAATGCCACAAGGGGAAGGCCAAGCGGAAGCTGATGGTGGTGATGAGTCTGCTGGTATGATCCCTGATGAGGAAATGCCTAATGAGGACGGAGAGGCTGGAGATACTATGCCAGCTATGGACTCAGAGGACGCTGCGGCTGAGGCTGGAGAAGAGGTGGACGCCGAGCAAGAAGGACAAGAAGGGATTGCCGGTGGAATGTACGACGATGAGGTTGAGATGACCTCTAAGGATGAGCTAATCGACAACATGAGAGAATTAGAAGAACTCATTTCTATGCTAAAGTCTGACATGGGCGTCGAGGGCGAGGAAGGCGAAATGGAAGGTGAGGGTATGGAAGGCGAAGAGGATATGCCAATGGGAGACGGCGACGGCGACGAAATGCCTGAAATAAATACGGGCGACGGCGACGATGAAGTCCATATTGATACCGATTCACATAATAATGAGGGTGAAGGGGAAGAAGAAGATATGGGCGACGAGGAGGAAGATGAGCCTCCTGCCAAGCCAAAGAAGAAGAAAGGAAAGTCTGAAGACTAAATATAAATTATGCCCCCTGGTCCACGCCCGACACCCTTCCCGGTAGTCGTACAATTTAGTAATTCAGCAAATCCAACAACTCCATCTAAATTGTTGGAGTCTAGCTCACTTTATGTAACTAGCTTTTCAGCTATTACAATAAGTGCAACTAATATAAGTGCTACAAATTACTTTAATCTTCCTGGCGGTGGGGGTTCAGTAGATTACAACCTTTTAAATACTTACTACTTAAATTCTTCAGGAGATAGTGCGAGCGCAGGATTTTATTTAAGCTCTGTAAGTGCAACTAATCTAAGTGCTACAAATTACTTTAACCTGCCTAGCTCTACACTTGTTTGGAACCAAGCTCAAGATGTAGTTCTTTATGTAAAGAACAAAAGTAATTTTTCTCTGCCTAAAGGAACTCCTGTAGCAATTGTAAGTGCTACTGGGAACAACCCCGTTGTTGAGCCTTTATCTTCAGTAAACACACATGTCCCAGAAGCTTATGGATTTGCAAATCATGTTGCCGGGTTAGTAAAAGATACTATAAGTGCTGATGGATTTGGGTACATCGTAGTAGAGGGTCTAATTGAAGGTAACGGAGGGGCTGACCCATTAAATACTAATGCATTTCAAGTAGGAGACACACTGTATGTTTCTTCTAACGGGCAACTTAGTAATGTAAGACCCAACCCTCCATATGAATCTCATCCGATTGGCTTTGTAATTAGAACAGGCAACAATAACGGTAAGATTTTAGTAAAGATAGAAAATCAGCCTGAAATAAATGATATTGTTGGATTTGACTTAAATTCAACATTGATTAATGGCGATTTAATTGCTTACGATTTAACTACAAGTACATTTAAAAATACTCAAGCTTTAAATCTATCTGGGGTTAGCAGACTCGGAACTGTATCTGCCACAACGTACCAAAATCTTCCTGTAAGCTCCCATAGTCAATTACTAAATTTAAATGCTAACGATCATCCACAGTATGTGCTTACGTCTGTCAATACTAATCTAAGCTCATTAGTATCAAATATTCAGACTTCTGCAAATGATTTATCGACTGTTGTTGGTAATCACTTAGCGTCAGCGTCGGTACACTTTACTTCTGGATCTTTATCTGGTTTTTACGCTGGATCAGCTTGGGTTAATTCTAACTTCGTATTAACTTCTGTAAACAATACTTTAAGCACTACTGTAAGCAATCACTTAGCATCTGCTGTACACTGGGACTTAGCCACTCTAAATTCTAATTATATTAATGCTTCGGGTGATAGTGCTAATGCTGCATTCTTTTTTCAGACTCTAAGCGCAACTACCCTAAGCGCAACTACTTACTTAAATCTTCCTAATTTTGCTACTACGGCTACAAACGTAACTTCATTTGCCGGAACCGGAGTATTCGAAACTACAGCTTACGCAAGAAATAATTATTCGCTAACAAGTCATAGCCATACTTTCTCTGCCCTAAGTGGACTATCAGACACGAATGTTGGTACTCCATCTACTGGGCAAAGCTTAGTCTGGGATGGATCTAAGTGGTCGCCATCAGCTATTGCAGGGGGTGGAGGGGGAGGCTCGTCACCAGGGGGAGATACTAGCTCGATTCAATTTAATGCTGGGGGTGGATCTTTCGGTGGGGCAGCCCAATTAAATTGGAATACTACAACAAATTTACTTTCGGGAACTAACGCTAATTTTGTTAACCTAAGTGCAACTAACTTCAGTGCTACAAATTATTTAAACCTCCCTACGAGTGCATTAAGTGGATTAAGTGACACTCAAATTACATCCCCCTCTAATGGTCAGGGATTGGCTTGGGATGGCTCTAAGTGGGTAGCTTCAAGCTTTCCTACAGGAGGCGGGGCTACTGCCTTAAGCGGATTAACCGATGTTAGCGTAACCTCAACCCCTGTAACTGGATATGTGCTAAAATGGGACGGGTCCAAGTGGGCACCAGCCCTAGATAATACAGGGCCTGGGGGCACAGTCACCGAAGAATTCGTAATAGCAATGGCAACCATACTTTAGGTATAATATGAAAGCATTATTTGGAAGTGATTTTAAAGGTTATTACAGGTTTGATTCTGCTAATAGCAAAATTGTGTTTACTCAATTAGAGCAACCATTAGACCTTAGTAATTTTTTAGTAATTACTAATGCTACTAGAAATATAATTATATACAATTTTGCTGACCCTGCTAAAGGTGCAGCATCTTTTAATGGTCAAGACTTAATGCTTGATTACAGCACAGCCGCTATGGAAAATTCAGACGTACTTCAAATTTATATTGACGTACAACGAGAAGATCCTAGTTTATTAAGAAGAATGTTTGCGCTATTAATGTCGCCTTTAGGGTATGATAAATCACTGCAAAGATATAGAAATACAGTTGTTTTAGAATCCGGTACAGTAAGTACAGTAAGTACAGTAAATACAGTAACTGCTCTTACCGCAGCGGCTACTTTGACTAACTTAGGAACTTTATCGTCTGAAAGACTTGTGCTAAATCAAAACATTGCAGCTTGGACTGCTTCACATAGAGCGTTAATAACGTAAGGGTTAAAAAATGACTAATACATTTAAGAAAGTAATTGATAGAATGATGTGGGTTTCAGTACCCCCAACACCAAACACACACGCTGCGGGAGTTCAAATGTGCTCCGATCTTAGATCTGATATTTCTAGAGATCCCTTTGCATATCAGATGGTATCAAATTCAATATTAAACAGATTCAATATTTTTACAAAAGCTTGGCAATTTGCAGTTAACCCTACTACAACGCCAGCAGTTGTTGCCGGATCTTTGTGTGTATTTGCTCCTTCTTTTGCTGTAGTGGGCACTTTAGCAGGCGGAAATACAACTAGCAGCATTGTATTGAGCACTGCTCTACCCACAGCAGTTGGAACAAATATGTTAGGAGATAGAGGAGGGGACGGCGATTACGGGTTTAAAATTAGAATTATAGGGAATGCTGCTGGGAGTTCAGGTAGATCTCAAGAAAGATTCATAGTAGCAAACACTTCAGGAACTACTCCTACTATTACTTTAGATAATCCTTTAACATTTACACCAGTTACTGGAGATAGATACGAAATATTATCTGGGGATGTAATGATGCTAACTGGGGGAGCGACGGGTGTTGGAGCATTTAAATCATTTGAAGTAGCAACTAATACCGTAACTTCTTTAGCAACAACAAATCTTCCAGCTACAGTAGGTACTGATTCTGCTGCTTTAGTGTTAGACGAGCAGTATACACCTTACAACCATAATCCAGGCGAAGGTTTTATAAAAGGATCATACACCTATGACACAAATTTAGTTTCTAGAAATGCACTAAGCTCTACAGGAATTGCGGCGGGAACTTTGACAGGGCAAGCTGCTTCAGGTGATGCGGTAGTGGTCGCTAATGAATATAGAAACTTTCAAATTAGAATTGTCGAAGACCTTACTAACACTACCGCTGTAGGGCAAAGAAGAATAATTGCAAGCCATACAGCAGGACCAAGCCCTGTTTATACTCTAGGATCTAACTGGGCCTTCACTCCTAGCGTAGGCGCGAAATATGTAATTGAATATCCAAATTTAATTGTATTGAGAACAACAGCAAACACAACCGTTTACACTTACAACTATACTGACGCTACTGTAAATAACGGCACCGCTAACATTTTGACTAATGCGTGGTCAACAACTTATTTTTCAACTGCGGCACCGCTTGCCAATGGTGCTGGAAATATCTTTATACCATCATTTGGAATTCAGCCAGATCCAGCTAGAAATGCAAGACATTCATTTAATTATTTTTTTCGAGGAGGTAACTCTATAGTAGTAGATCTTTTCGACATTGCAGGTGCTATAGGTGGATCTTGGGCAGGTAATATAATAA